GCCGGATACATGGGCATTCTCGGTCACAAGGGCATTGCCGGACACACTGGCAGAGCCGTACACACTGGCAGAGCCGTACACATGGGCATTCTCGGTCACAAGGGCGGAGCCGGACACATGGGCATCGCCGGATACATGGGCATTGCCGGACACACTGGCAGAGCCGGACACAAGGGCATTCTCGGTTACGTTTTTGGTTTTCATTTCAGTTTCCTTTGCGGGTGAGTAAATAAAGGGCAGTCTCAATACTGACTGAGCGGTTGCGTAGATACCCCGCAGCTACACGGGTTCCCAAGGTGCGCTTGATAAAGCCAGCGCGGATGAAGATAAGACTCAGGGGTTGGCGGGGCACGAACAGGGCGTGTTCGGTGTCGAAGATGTAGACGTTGATCTTCTCATCTAGATAATTATTAAAGAGAACACCTTGGCTCTCGATTATGTTGGCGATGCCGTTGCTGCTGTCGCTGTACTGCATCCACTCTTTCAGGGTTGGTTTATTGGCGGTCATGTTAGTCGTCCAGATTAATTTTAAGGATAGTGCCGATCACTGCGATAAGCACAAAGAGAACAGCAACGGCACTAAAGTCATTCAGCACCAACACCCTAGTCATAAGAGCGAGCGCAGCGGCGGCGTAAACGTAAATCATTTTACTAAGCCTCCCTTGTTGTTGATGCCGAGAAGATCGGCACGGTTGGTGAGCAGCATATAGTTGCTCTTGTGCATGGGTGCTACGCACCATGATTTACGTTCGTTGACTGCTGCTTCTTCCCCGCATGGCAGGCACGTTCTGTAGCCGAGGGCCAGTCGGCTGGGGTTGATCGGATCACCACATAAACAGACCATAGTTGACTCCATCTAAATTAATTTAGGAAAGACCGCCGAAGTGGCAGTCGATGTACAGTCGAGACGCAAAAACCCGACTGAACCACCATTATACACTAACCACATCTATTGTCAAGTGGGTTTGGAGGAAAAAGAGGATTGACAATGGATACCTAAATTAATTTAGATAGATTCTTATTATATATATTCTTTTTAATAAATAGAAGAGAGAGAGAGAGAGAGAGAGAGAGATATTGTTAAGTTCTGCCAAGTTCCGTCATGTTCCTAAACGCGTTTCTGCTAAGTCATTGATTTTCCTCATATGTTCTTTTGTTCCTCGATTTTGGAAGTATGAATACATACGCGCGACCCTCTTTTATTGTAAAGTTAGTTTATAGTACAGTGCGTGCACGTAGGGCCTTAAAAGGGACTCGCTAAAAAATCCCTCCTCTCTCTTGGAAAAGTGAGGAACAAAAGAACATATCAATGAAATCAATGACTTAGCTGGAACAAATCGAGGAACATATCCGGAACTTGAGCGGAACTTGAGGAACAATTATTTTTATAGTTTTCAGCAAAAAACGCTTGACAAAAAATTTCTGGGGGGTAAACTACGTAGTAGTTTAGTTTTCGCCGAAAAAATTTTTCCAGCCCGCCAGAATCGCCACGGCGGGTTTTTTTACGTCTGCGAAAAAAAATTGGTCAGACCCCTTGACAAGCGGAAATCTCGATGGTACGCTAGCATTATGCGACGCGGTTATCCACAGCCGAAAAAACCGCAGCCACCCATTCACCTAAATTAATTTAGATCGCTCACTCCGACGCTCGCGCGCGCAAGCAACTGGTGACGATCCGGCATGGCCGGGTATGTCAGATTTAGGGCGAAAAAAAACCCGCCGAAGCGGGTTTAAGTGTTGCGGGTTGATTAAGCTTTCTTGCGCGAAGGTTTCTTCGCTGGCGCTGCCGGTGCTGCCGGTGCTGCCGGTGCTGCTGTCTCAGTCTTGCGGCCATCCTCAAGCCATGCGCTGATTTTCTTGATTTTCTCCTCTGCGCTAATCGGCTCCTTGAGGCAAGCTTCAACCTTAGCCTTGAACGTTATCGGAGCCTGACCGGGCGCTGCCGTGAGTGTCCGGATCGCCTGAGCCAGACCGCCAATCGTGATCCCGGTGACTCGTTTAGCGGATTCGCTGTAAGCTTTCCAAGCATTCAGCCGCACGTCCGGCGCAGTCTTGATGATCTGCCTCATCTTGCCGGCAGTGACGTAATCAACGTCAACCAAGATACTGATTGCACCATTCTTACTGATCTTTACGATGCCCTCCTCCAAGGGTTTACCCGCCATCATTGCCTTAGCCCACATCCTGCTGTAATGACCTACCTTTGAGAACTCTTCCGCCGTAGGCTGACGGCAATCGGCAATGTTTTCCAGCACATCCCCCTTTGCGTCACGTTTGACAATGACGAGCATTGTCGGCTTGTTTTCAGTCTTCGTCGGGGCCGGGGTCGGTGCGGTCAGTGCCGCTTGTGCCTGCATGAATTGGGTGAACATGGCAAGCATTTCCGGGTTGATCTTTGCATCCATTTTGATTCTCCTAGTTAGTTCGCCCGTACCGCCGAAGTAGCAGTCAGTCACGAACTAGATTCTATTGTGGGGTAATCGGCGTCCCGAGTCAAGTTTTCTAAATTAATTTAGGATTCTCACCGGCACTCTCGCTCGGACGTTCGCACGCGCAAGTAACTGGCGACAAATCGCGGGCAATAAAAAAGGGAGCGGCTTTCGCCGCCCCCTCGGGTTACTTATGATCGCGGATGTGGTAAAACCACCGCGCCCTCTGACGGAGTGAACGGGTAACGCGTCCACTCAGGTCTGGGGTCCGGGTCAGTGTCGTGCCATACAGCAACGACTTCCGGATCGTTGGCAATAAACTCGGGCATTGCGCCCGACCACATATAATCGTAACCCCTTTTGGGGTTACTAGTCGCAAATCCAACCATGTCGTTCTCCTGTTGTGCCCCGACTCACCGCACTGGGATCAATGCAAGTCGTGTGTCAGTGATGCTATTGTCTATCTAATTGGACTACGAGTCAAGTCTATTGGCCCGGAGGCCTCCATGACTACCCCACCCCCCTAAATCGTCGATGTGACTCCGCCCCCCCATACCCCCATGATCCGCACCCGTAATTAGGTATTTCCAAAACCACCCCCCATGTAAAATAAAGAGCTTGACAAAAAATATTATAAAAAATTTTTGGATCTTTACTATTGGATAATTCGCACCTATACTCTTTCAATCTCGGTCTACCGATGCGCTAAACAAATGTTTACACCCCCCATTGAGAAGGATGTGCCATTGATACTTGAGTCGGAGATAACGATTCCGACCATGAGTAGGCAAGAAGAAATTGAAGTTCGTGCTAATACTATTAGACTGATTGCCGAACTAACCGATCAAGAAATTCTTCCCGAAGAGTTTCACCGACAGCAAGCTGTAAAGCTGCTAAGAACAGATGCCGGTGTAGGTCTGCCCGCATATCCGAGTGAAACGATTGCGTATCTGGCCGGTCTGGTCAGTAAATACGACACAATGGTCGTGCGCGAACTCGCGGACCTTAAGCTCTATACAGTAAATAAACTGCTTGAGCTTACCGGCAGTAATAACGAAAAGATTCAGTTGGGCGCTCTAAAGCTGCTTGGCGAGATCGACGGTGTAGACTCATATAAGAAACGCACAGAGATTACTGTGCAACAAAAGTCTACCGAAGATATAGAACGCGAGCTTATGGAAAAGCTCGATAATATGACTATCGACATGGAAAATGTCGAGGAAGTCGAGATCGAAGATATCGATGCTGAACCAAGCGCAGATTAACGCTCTTAAGGCCCGTCTGCCGACAATGCTGCCCACTGAAAAGGTGTGGCTGCTGGAACGCTTACAGGAATACGAAAAGCGTAAAAGGTTGAGCCAAGCACAGACCGACTTCTCGGCGTTTATCAAGCACGTTTACCCTAATTACAAGTTCGGTGCCCACCATAAGAAGCTGATCTCGCTGTTTGAAGCGATTGCTCGCGGCGAGAAGAAACGGATTATCGTCAACATTGCCCCTCGGCACGGGAAATCGGAGCTTATTAGCTACCTTGCGCCTGCTTGGTTTTTAGGCAAATTCCCCGACAAGAAGATCATTATGACCTCCCACACTGCTGATCTGGCGGTGGACTTCGGTCGTCGGGTGCGAAACCTTGTCAGTGAGGATGCTTATAAACAAGTATTCCAAGACGTAACGCTGCAACAGGACTCAAAGTCTGCGGCCCGGTGGGGTACTAATAAGAAGGGTGAATATTTCGCTATCGGTGTGGGGGGTGCGCTGGCAGGGCGAGGCGGTGACCTAATCCTTGTGGATGACCCTCACTCAGAGCAAGAAGCCAAGACCGGTAGACCAGAGATATTTAAGCCTGTCTGGGAGTGGTTTCAGTCCGGCCCCCTGCAACGTCTGATGCCGGGCGGGGCAATTATTATCGTGATGACACGATGGAGCAAGTTGGACTTGACTGGTCAGATTATTGACCACATGGCTAAAAACCCGGACGGCGATCAGTGGGAGATTGTTGAACTCCCGGCTATTCTTAATGAGGGCGAAGAAGATGAGAAGTCTCTTTGGCCTGAGTTCTGGCCGCTGGAGGAGTTAAAAGCCAAGAAGATTGCGATGGACTCGCGGTATTGGCAGTCCCAGTATATGCAGAACCCCACCTCGGAAGAGGGCGCGATCATCAAGCGCGAGTGGTGGAATATATGGGAGGAAGAAAAGCCTCCTGACTGCGACTTCACAATTATGTCGCTGGACGCTGCACAAGAAACCAACAACCGTGCTGACTATAATGCGCTCACAACTTGGGGCGTGTTTACCAATGAAGAAACCGGCGTCAAGAACATCATCCTGCTCAACAGCATAAAAGAGCGTCTGGAGTTTCCGGAGCTTAAAAAGCTGGTGCTTGCTGAGTATAAAGAGTGGGAACCTGATACATTTATTGTTGAGAAGAAATCCAACGGCGCGGCTCTATATCAGGAGCTTCGTTCTATGGGTGTGCCGGTCAGCGAATTTACGCCGAGTAAAGGTCAGGATAAGGTTACTCGTGCTAATGCCGTGGCTGATATTTTCTCATCTGGAATGGTCTGGGCACCTGATACCCGCTGGGCTAGGGAAGTCGTTGAAGAAGTTGCGTCATTCCCGTTCGGCAAGAACGATGACTTGGTGGACAGCACAACACAGGCTTTAATGCGGTTCCGAAAAGCGGGTTTTCTTACCCTACCCAGCGATGAGCCAGAAGAAGTACAGATGTTCAGAAATAGACGGCGCGGCAGTTTTTACTAATTAGGGATCAAAAATGGCTACGAATATTGACAAATCCTTCTACCAAGCCCCGCTCGGCCTAGAAGAAGACGCAGAAACCCCGCTGGACATCGAGATTATTAACCCGGAGATGGTGACTCTGGATGACGGATCGGTCGAAATTACGATCACTCCGGGCGAAGAAGACATGGATGAGGGGGGTTTTAGCGAAAACCTTGCTGAAAAACTAGAAGATGGTGTGCTATCAACGATATCCAGTGAGCTTTTGGCCCTTTTTGATGCAGACGTTAATTCTCGCAAAGAGTGGGTTGATGCCTATATCGACGGTATTGAGCTTCTGGGGCTTAAATATGAAGAGCGGACTAAGCCTTGGGAGGGTGCCTGCGGGGTATTTCACCCGCTGCTGAACGAAGCAGCTATTAAGTTCCAGTCAGAAGCAATTATGGAGACTTTCCCTGCTGCGGGGCCGGTAAAAACGCAGATTCTGGGCAAAGTTACACGGGAAAAAGAAGAAGCCGCAGCCCGTGTGCGCGATGAAATGAACTACCAGCTTACCGAAGAGATGACGGAGTACCGTCCGGAGCATGAACGGATGCTCTATTCGCTGGGTCTGTCGGGTTCGGCGTTCAAGAAAGTCTATTTTGACCCGTCGCTTGGTCGGCAAGTGGCGATGTACATCCCAGCCGAAGATGTTGTTGTGCCATACGGCGCGTCAAACATCGAGAGTGCTGAGCGTGTAACACACGTTATGCGTAAGACCGAGAATGAGATCAAAAAGCTGCAAGTAAGTGGGTTCTACAAGGATGTTGATCTTGGTGAGCCCCAGAAAATGCTTGAAGATATCGAGAAACGCAAGGCGCAAGAGCAAGGTTATAGCGCCAGCGAAGATGATCGGTACCGCATCCTTGAGATGCACGTAAATCTGGACCTGAAAGGCTATGAAGATAAGGATGAGGACGGTGAAGAAACCGGGATCGCTCTACCTTATGTGGTCACTATCGAGAAGGGCACCGGCAAAGTCCTGTCTGTGCGGCGTAACTATCTTGAAGACGACGAAAAGAAGCTCAAACGCCAACACTTCGTTCATTACGTTTATGTTCCCGGCTTTGGGTTCTACGGCCTTGGGCTGATTCATATTGTTGGTGGCTACGCCCGTGCGGGTACGTCGATTATTCGCCAGCTTGTTGACGCGGGAACCCTAAGTAACTTACCCGGTGGCTTGAAGACTCGTGGCTTGCGGGTCAAGGGTGATGAGAATCCTATTGGTCCGGGTGAATTCAGGGATGTGGATGTGCCTAGTGGCACCGTCAGGGACAACATTATGATGTTGCCCTACAAAGAACCGAGTCAGGTGTTGCAGGCTCTTCTGGGCAGTATCATCGAAGATGGGCGACGTTTGGCGTCTATTGCTGACTTGCAGATTTCGGATATGTCGGCGCAGGCACCGGTCGGTACGACGTTGGCGATTCTTGAGCGGATGCTCAAAGTTATGTCGGCTGTACAGGCTCGGGTTCACTTTGCGCTCAAGCAGGAACTGAAGCTTCTCAAGGGCGTTGTCCGTGACTTTTGTTCGGATAAATACAGCTACGAAGTTGATGGTGATAAGGGCCGGGGAATCAAGAAAGAAGATTTTGAATATGTGGAAATCATCCCCGTCAGTGATCCTAATGCTGCAACGATGGGGCAGAGAATTGTTCAGTATCAGGCTGTAATGCAGCTTGCGCAGGGCGCTCCCCAAATCTATGACTTGCCCTTGCTGCACCGCCAGATGATCGAGATTCTGGGCATTAAGAACGCTAATAAATTGGTGCCGATGGAGGAAGACCAGAAGCCCAAAGACCCGGTTAGCGAGAATATGTTCATGCTTAAGGGCAAGCCCGCCAAGGCGTTCTTGTATCAAGACCACGACGCCCATATCGCGGTCCACGACTCGCTGATTCAAGATCCGATGGTGCAGCAGCAGATGCAGCAAAACCCTGCGGCGCAGCAGATTATGGGGTCGATCCAAGCTCATATCATGGAGCATTTTGCTTATAAGTATCGCAAGGATATTGAAGAGCAGCTTGGCGTCCCCCTGCCCCCGATGGATGAAGAAGGTGATAAGCCGCTCTCGCCTGAAGAAGAAGTTAATGTTTCCAGATTCTCGGCTATGGCAGCTAAACAACTTCTCCAGACGCACGTAGCCGCCGCTCAGCAACAACAGGCTCAACAGATGGCTCAAGACCCGCTTATCCAGATGCAGCAGCAAGAGCTTCAACTCAAAGCACAGGACGGGCAACGCAAGATGATGGAGAGTCAGGCAAAGATGCAGCTTGACCAACAGAAGCTCGCGTTGGAGAACAAGAAGATCGCTGTGGATGTGATGAAAGAGTCGCAGCGCACGCAGTCGCAGGAGAAGCAGAACAACGTCCGGACAATCATGGACGCGCTTAAAAACAAACCGGAAGGTAAAAAAGAATGAACGAAAAGATCCTGTCTCACCTCCTCGCGGAATTTCAGGAGGCAATCGACAGTAATGCAAATGCACTACATCAAGGGGCGGCAAAAGATTTCGCGGAATACAAGCATTTGTGTGGGGTAATTCAGGGGCTAAGCCGCGCACAATCCATCGTTAAGGCCCTTGCGGATAAATTGGAGAATTTTGATGAGTGAAGAGAAAACCGCAGTTACTCAACTACCCGAACCTAAGGGGTGGAAGATCCTGTGTGCAGTTCCTGAAGTCGAGGATAAGTATGAGTCGGGGATTCTGAAGGCTGATTCTTCTGTGCGTATCGAAGAACACAGCACGGTGGTGCTTTTTGTTATCAAGCTGGGCGATATGGCCTACAAAGATACTGAGAAGTTTCCCACCGGTGCATGGTGTAAGGAAGGCGATTTTGTGCTGACCCGCGCCTATGCAGGTACCCGGATCAAGATCCACGGTCGGGAATTCCGTTTGATTAACGATGATGCTGTTGAGGGGGTCGTTGATGATCCTCGCGGTATCAGTCGCGCTGGCTAAGGAGCAATAGATGGAAGAGCAAACTGAATTTGAGTTTCCTGATGAATTGGAAGCTAAAGCCGCCGCTGCACTTGAAAAAGAGGTCAGTGATGAGGTTGAACTTGAAGTTGTAGACGACACCCCTGAGAAGGATCGGGGCCGGGAGCCTAGCGAGCCGCCTTCGGAAGTTACTGAGGAAGAGCTTGCGAAATACTCGGAGTCGGTACAGAAACGAATCAAACATATCACCAAGGGCTACCACGACGAACGGCGGGCTAAAGAAGCTGCGGCTCGTGAGCGCGAGGAAGCCGTTAGATTCGCTCAGCAAATCTTTGAGGAGAATAAACGCCTTAAAGGGCTGGCAAATGAGTCGGTTAAATCGGCGGTT